AATATTTGTCATGGCTAATTCTGAATTTAAGGATGGCGTTGTGACTTGTTATAGCCGGGAAGGGGAGAAGCGCATCAAAGCCTTGGTGAAAGACCGAGCCACAACCAAATTGGTTCAGGCCAGATTCTTTAAAACCAGAAAGGAGCGATGGGAGTATCTATTGGATAAGCACCCCGACTTAGAATTGATTAAAGATATGCTATAAAAAAAGCCCCTTCCGTAAATGGTTGGGGCTTTTTGTTTTATTAATCCAGAGCCTTGAGCAGTGATTCTACCCATTGATTTGATTCATTGCATCGTTTAACCTCATCCTCATATTGTTGTTTGTAGTATGCAATATCTTTGATACAACTATCTACGAGAGATTTCCTTAACTCGGTTGCACTGATGTTTTTTAATTGGCTCTCTATTTCTGCCAATTGTTTACGATAGTACTCTTCATTACAATCAAAGTCTATGGTTTTAGTTATTTGGTCTACCATAAATGTTTTGAGTTGTCCGTGGTCTGGTGTTGGTGGTTTAAAGTCACGGGATTGCTTTAAAAACGACTCTAGCCTAGTTCTAGTGGTTTTTATTTTTTCAATTGACTCTAAATACTCTTTTTTGCTTTTTAACAATTGCTTTTTGTGAGTTTTAACCAAAGCTGCATCACTAATAAGGCCAATCTCTAAATATCGCTTATTGGCTTTTGCCATTTCGATATGGTAATAAGTAGATGGTTCTCTTGGAGTGTACTCTTTGTCCATCCTTTCATCTCTCATGTGAATACATGCTCCAAATGCTCTCATGCATTGTTTTACGAAGTCTTGGAATGTTGTGGTTGTACCATCAATGATTCCTGCTGTGTAACCTGTTGGCATAGTTTTTATTTTTAATTAAGTTTTAAATCGAATGTTTTTGTTGCGGGTATATCTGGTGAAAGTGTGTATTTTGGGTGAGTTGCGTATATAGGTATGTTATGCCCCATGCCTGGAGACCGCTCCGATTGCAGAGAAAATCTCATAGGCGACCTGCGGCACAATTGCGTTTCCTAATCCTTTAAGTCTGTCCATCCTATTGGGTAGCCCATTACTTGTTCCACAAATGAAGGATTGACAATTCGGCTCTTCAACTCTTCCTTTGTAGGAATAATCGCATTCCGTTTCCAATTCTTGCCGACGTATGGTTTGCCCAATTTTGCTTGACCAGAAAACATCGGCTCTCCCCTGCTGTTGATATACATTATTCTGTTTGAGCAGTCTGCCGCTATCGGAGTTCGCCACAATCCAAAGCCTTTCTCTTTTGTGCCATGCTCCAACACCGAAAGCTGGAATAACAAACATTTCAATCCAATATCCTTCACTTTCCAAGTCATCGTAAATTCTTTGTATTGTTTTGCTATTGTCAATTGTGAGTAAGCCAACAACATTTTCGCAAACAACCCATGTTGGTTTAATTTGACAAATAACTCTGTGCATTTCGTCCCATAAAAATCTTTCATCGGCTTCGTTTTTTTGAAGTCCTGCTGTGCTGAAAGGTTGGCAGGGAAATCCTCCTGAAATAACATCAATTGTTCCATTGTATTCTTTTGCGTTAAATTCTTTAATATCTTCAAATCTTTTTGTATTCGGGAAATTCTTTGCTAATACTTTTCTGCACCATTCATCTTTTTCGCATTGAAAAATATTATTCCAACCCATCCATTGTGCAGCCAAATCAAAACCACCAATGCCCGAAAAAAGTGACCCATGTGAAAGGCACGAGGGCATAACATGGTATTGCTGCAATAGCGGCTGATGTGCAATATTTGCGCTTTTGTTTTTCAATTTATCTTTTGTTGTTTAATGAACATTTGTGCTTCGATTGCCGCTACTGACAGCAATACCCAATCCGTTGGTGGTGATTCTAAATAATGTCCAGCCATGCGACATTGCCCTGAGTCAAACAATTGTGAGCAAATTTTGAAAGCGGGTAATTCTTTTCAGGCTCGGCATCGCTATTTACATAGAGCCTACCGTGTTTGCTTACAATTGTGCCTGTAATATCTTTATCTCCTGTTCTCATGTATGAGCGCCGGTATGTAATAAAACCTTTTACCTTCATCCCTTCTTTCAAAATTACGCCATTTCTATTAGTGAAATCGCTTACCTTCTCTGCCTCACCTCCTGACTGGCGGGATTGGGTGTTATGCAAATTTACGAGCATTTTAGTAGTTTACGCTATCTGACCAGCAGAGGATTTGCCCGGTGAAGTGTTTAGGCTTGTTAAAATTAGGCATAAACCAATTAAACAAATCAGCAGGGTCGTCAAATCCATCATTTTTAGCCAATTTTATTTCTGTGGCATCATCATCTTCGCTAAGGATGTATTTGCCATTGATGGAATAAACTCCGTTCAAGTCCATTTCAAAATCCCAAACCTTCTTTATCTCAATATCGGGCGCAAATTTAATCTGCCAAAATCCTTCTTCTGTTTTGTTGTATGGCTTTCCTGCCCAGCAATGAGGGTTAATATATTCGCCAACTTTTAAAGGTCGTTTGTGCGCTCTAATGGTGTGCTTTTTCGGGTCAATATCTCTCTTTAAACTATCAAAAAATTTCACCAAAAAAACACCGCTTATTTTAGGATTATTATCAACAAGCCATTTAAAATATTTTCCTGTTTTGTAGTTAATACCCAATTCTGTTAAAATTGCTTCCACAAAATAAGTCGGTTCCCCTTTTCGCGGGTGGTACGCTGGGAAGGTTCGTGAAAATGTTATTACTTTTGACATCTCTCATCAATTAATTTTCCCTTCTTAATGCGGTGAAGGACTAACCGCGTGGGGTGTTAGAAATTAATGGGCGGTCAATTATTGTGTTCGACTTGGCCGCATTGCTGAACTACGATGTTGGATTTCGGCTGCTTTGTATTCCATGCCCAAAGCCCTCGTATATTTTTTGCATCGTCCACTATGTTGCGGGAGGCAGGAGACAGACACTCATTCGCGCCCATTAATTTCATAATTTCAATTTTATTCTGATTTCAACAAATCCATCCATAACTCACGATTTGCCTCTATGCAGTCTTTTAGACCCTGTTCGGAGTGGAAAGTAATCAGGCCGTAACCATAGGCGGTCGTGTCCATAACTCTCTTTCTTGGTTTAATTTTATCCTTGGCAATTTCGTATTCAGCATAATAAACCCATTCCCCTCTTGGCACAATTTCGTTCTGGGCTTCTGCGATTTTGAGAAGGGTTAAAAAGGCGTTTGTTTTATTGCAAGTTTTTTTATGCAAAACTGCAAATTCTTGTTTTACATGGGTAAATATTCTTTTTCCATCTACAAGGGTATTGCAATATGCGTCCCTTTCCTCAATCGTAACAGGCAACTTAACTTCGGGTTCGGCTGGCGTTAGCAAAATATCGGGTTCGGCTGTGTCGGGCTTTTCGCTTAGTTGCTTTTCGAGTGATTCGATTTTTATTCTTTGCTCGTCAACCGTTATCAAAAGATTTTTTACAAACTCTGAAATTTCCTCTTTTGATGGACGCTTTATTGTTTCAGTCTTTTCCGCCTCAACCTTCTCTGCCTCAACTCCCTCACTTGGTAGCGGTGGGAGGGGGTGTTTTTCAGGGTTGTGTAAGTGGTAGTGAATTCCTTCCCATAAACTGTCGTTTTTTGTTTCGGTCCAACTAATCGAATAAAAAACAAAATCATTATACTTACAAATTTTATTCGGACTAAATGGCGCAACCTTAACCGCTTCCAGTGCTTTTCCTCTATACGGCTCGGGCAAAAATTGCAGCCATTCAATCGCGGGGCGTGTGCCTGTGAGGTCGGGGGTTTGCTCGGTATTCGCGGCAATGAAATCGGCTGCGGGGATGATGGTGTGTTTCTCGTCAATAAATGAGTGTGTTGGCCCAAACCATTGACCGCTTAATCCTATACAAGAGTTTTCTTTATATTTTATCCATGCTGCTGATAACCACTCATACCCGCAAATCTCGGTTACCTTATCCCAATCGGCTTGTGTCGGGCAATGTATCGCGGTGTTCGTTCCGCGCAAATCTTCAAATTTTTTACTTTTCATGTTTTAGGTGGTTTTGGGTGTTATTGGTCGTTTTTAGCTTAATCCTCTCATTCCTCTCCCGCTGCAATTTAGCTAATGCCGCGTGAATTTCGTTAAAAGTGCCGCCCTGATAGACAAGGCGCGCACCTGATTTGATTGGGGTTGGGGTCATTGGATTAGTTTTTAGATTCCTATTTGTTTTTTGAATTTCGCATAAGATTTGTCTTGATGACTATCAATTATTGCAATTAATCTCTCTAAAGGCATTTTAACCCCAATTAAACTTTTTTCTTTTGTGTATAACATCCCGCTATCAAAACAAGCAACAACGCCATTAAATGGAATGTCTATTTTATTTTTATATCCATATTTATTTATAAAATATGTATTTACACCAAGCAATTCAGATGCCTCCTTCACATTTTTAGCACAAACCATTTTTGTAATTTGTTGCCCTCTATACATTGCTGATATGGTATATTTTTTCATACTAAAAGCCTTTTGGGTTTTCTTCGCCTCTGTCGGCAAAATAATTTTTAATTAATCCTTTTGCTTGCTTCAATGCCGCCTCAAGTGTTGCGTGTCCGTTAGCCTCATAACCGTTATAACCATTTTCTGAAACAACATAAAATCTTTTATTGTCGTCCGCTTGCTCAATGTAATAAACATCTGCAACCATTGGTTCGCTTATTTTTATTCTTGTGCTTTGTAGTGTGGTTTGGATTCTCATGATTTCCGTTGTTTGTTGAAGCAAAAGTATAGCATCTGTTTCATTCCACCTAATTAATTTTAAATAAATTTTATCTAAATTAGCTAACTTGGTGAAAATCAGGTCAATATTTTTTCATATAGTCATCAATAACTTTCTTTGCGTGGTCGAAATTCCAACAAAATTGCGCCCAATAACCTTTTTCGGCCAATTTTACCATAGTTTCCTGTTGTAATTTCAGGTGGTCATCCTTGCTCGCCTTGATTTCACCGTTTCGTTTATACGGGGTTTCAACTTTTAACTCGATGAAAAGCCCGAAATACCCACCGCGCGGCTCTAAAATAATCAAATCGGGGCATTTAAACCCATGCTTTTGTACCTTTTTGTTTCGGGCGGCTTGTGGCATGGTCAACTTAACCGCTGCGATGCTATCCGATAAGAATAGCGTTGCAGGATAAGCAATTCGCAAATACTCGCAAACCTGACATTGGAGGATAAATTCGGGTTGTTGTTTCATGGGTTAATTATATTGCCTCCCCATTGTTCGGCCATTGCTTTGGCGATTCCGGGAAAGGTTTTGCTTCTTAATTCTTTTCTTGCAAATTCAGGTAATTTCCACGCATCTGCATACCATTTTGGCATAACGTTTCCGCTTTTAAATTTTACCATTTCACCCTTGCCTACATGAGTTTTGTTTTCAAATAAATTGTCTTTTTCACAATGAATTAACTTAGGTAAATTTTGTAACCAAAGGCAAGTTGTTTTTTGGAATTCATCCCCGAAATAAAAGGGATGAATAATTTGAGGTTTTGGCATTCGAATATCTGTATTCATTGCGCCCATTGGATTTTCTAAATAAACATGATTTGCGTTTTTGCAGGCAAGTTGCCAAAGGGTTATTGTCCACTCGACTGCATCTAATCTTTCGCCATGCCTTTCTTTTCCTTTGCCATAAGTTCTATTTCCGCTTAATGTCATTTTGGTACAAACTGGATGAAGCCCTATAAAATCCCATTTAATCGGAGGGTTCGGCATTCCGTCCTCTGTCCAAAATTGTCCAAATTGACAAAATGCACCATTAATAACATCAATAATATCTCTTTTTATGTGCCATTCGGGATGCCCCCCGCTACATGGTTTTAAATCGCAACTAAATGCCTCATGTCCAAGTCTGCGGAACTCCTTACAAACCGCTTGACTTTCTTCGCATCCGATTAATACCCTCATATTTCCACCATTTCATTAAAAAACCACTCCATCGCCAATTCGATGCAAACCGCCTTGATCGTTCCTTCCATCGCAAAATCTGCCTTGGCAATATCTTCTTTGAGTTTCAGCGGTCGGGAGGTCTTACCCGATAAAAGTTGCGTTTCCATCCTTATCTTGCCTTTTTCACGAAATTCGGGCCAAGGTCGTTTTATTCGATTTCGGGCCTCCAAATAGTCGTAAAGGATATGCAACCCGCCTAAATTCTTTTCCCCTTTGTCGTGGCGAATTTTTGCCTCTTTTAGCCATAGTTCATAGTCAACTTCCTTGGGTGCTTCCTGTGCCGCTGGTAACAGGTTCGATTTTTCGCTTAGGAATTCGTTTCGTAGTTTAGCCCTTTCATTCGCCTCGTACCACTTTTTAAACCACTTATAAACCTCGACAGGCGCGAAAATGGTAAATTCGGTTAGTTCGTGCCGGATGCCCTTGAAGAAAATCAAATCAAGTTCGGTGAAGTGGAGGTATGGGTAGTGCGTTGTCAGGTCGTCCACAACTATCGCAATACTGATTTCGAGGTTTACGGTGTCGGGTCGGGTGTGGCCGATGGTGGCAATACAACGCAAATAAAGCAGCCTAATTTTTTCTTTAATTTCTTCCTCGGTGCAATTCTTTACAAGTTGGCCCGAAAAAATTTCTTTAGTTGGTATCATTTGTTTGATTTAGTAGTGGTTATTGTCGCGCTTTGTCGCGGATTCGTAGTTCTTCAAGAGTTTTCGACCAAACATCTTGCCTATTTTAGTCAGGTCGCCTGTTTGACATTCGCAATCAACAAATCCTTGCCGCGAAAGTATTAGCGATAACTGCGCGGGCGTTAGTGTTACTTTTGCTAATTTTATGTTTGCGACAGAATCATGAATTTCTATTTCTGTGTACTCTGGGTTAATTAGCATGGTAATTTTTGGGTTCTCTAATTTCATCTGTTCAAAGTTTAATTGTGTTGTAATACTCCCTGCAAAGTTCAATTCTCGCGTAAATTTCCTGCAAAATACCCTCATCGTGAGTTATCTCAAAAGTTTTGACGCGCTTTTCCTTGGGTACATTGTCGTAGGTCATATTAAACCTAATCAAATCCTCCATTTCCTGCGGGACTTCAATCATGCCCATTTTCCACGAAGCCCTGCGAACCTCGTCTAAGATAAGTTTTTCGGGCGTGTCGGTCAGAACGTACACTAATTGCGCTGATTTCAGCCCCGTTAATGCCATGTAGCCGCGTAACTGATATTCGTATGCTTTGGTCATTTCTGCCTCCATGAAGGTAAAAATATCCCAGCTTACCTTGGTATCAATTACCCCTGTTTCATGGATAATATCGGGAGTGCCTTTTAGGTAGTCATTTGACAAGGATTTTTGATTTTTGAAAAGTGGCGGTACATCGTGGTCAATGTTTGGGATTGCTGCGATGTCGGTTTGCTCGCCATCCATTAATTGAATCACCGTACAACGACAATTCCACCCATTTGGCGGGTAATACTCATTCCAAAAATTATCATCCGTATCGCGGATGATATTGTCTAATTGGCGGTGTGTTGGCCTTACCCTGCCATCGCCAACGGTTTGATATTGCAGAAAGGGTAGAACATCTTTTGAATCTTCAATTCGCATCCATTCGGCTGCCATTCGGCTCGATGCCTTTGCGGTGTTGTATTCTGCCTCTAAATAGGCCGCGTTGTAATCGTGGAACACTTTTTCAGCCTCTTTTTTGAAAGCGTAAAAGTTCGATTTTAGTTCGGGCTGCAACAATAAATTGCTCATTGCCCTGACTTCCTGATATGTCTTTGCCGCTGAAAAAGTGTAGATGTTTTCGTGCAAATCGGCTAACATTAACCAATCGGGAGAATCAAACGCAGCCTCTGATATACTTTTACCAAATCCCTCATCAACGCCTTTAATTAGGTGGCCTGATGTTTTTAAATATGAGGAAATCGGGAGGTTGTATTTAGTAACCATGCCCGTCCAAACCTCGTTCGACAGGCGGTTAAAATCATCCTCTGTAAACGGTGTCGGCTCGTTCTTGACTGCATTGTATAGTTCGCAAATTTTGCACACTAAGAATAAATATTTTGCAGTTTTTTGTTGATTGACTTTACTTGTTCGCTCTCGATTGCCTTTACATCGTCCAACTCAATACCGTAACGACTTTCAAGGTACTCTTTATTGAATGTAACATAAGGCATAAACGAAGCATCGATTTTGGCTTGGTCTTGAATGCTTAGGGTTTCGCTTCTGTCGTACTCAAACGTGCAGCCTGTTAAATCAAAACCAACACTTTGCATCATGGGAAAAAGTTGATTTCTTACAACAAATTCCATCATGCGCATATCCTGTTGACTAATAATATCGGCAACGCTTTCATGCACTTTCGCGCTCCCTGCGTAGGCTTTTTCGTCCGTTGTGCCTGTTTGCCCTAAAATGATTTTAGCGATTTCAGAATTACATCGTTCAACCAATTTATCAAACACTTGGTAGGCATCAGAACGGCTTGTTTCATGTAGGGTAAATTCATCGGCTAAATCCAATACCGCCCATGTTGCAACGCCCATGTTTTTGAGCATATTTTCCGCGTTCTTGCGGGTCAATTCATCCCTAACATCGGTTTTAACGGTTCGCATCGGAACGCCAAAGATTTCAGTAAATTCTGCCCATGCCGACATCGCGTTTTTCTTCCAAATAACGTATGAGGCTAACTGCATCAATAACCCTAAATCTTTTTTTCCGCCAACACCTATACACCAATTTGAATAGGGCTTTTCTGTGAATTTTTTACCATCCGTTACGGTGGCGGTGTTATTTCTTACCAAGTAATATTCCGGCACAACATAAATGCGTGGGATTAATTCAACGCTCTCGTAAGCATCATTCTTAACCGACCCAAATTGAACCAATGAAAAACCCCAATAGATTGAATCCAAAGCCAAAGAGGTGAAATCATAAAACCATTTTTGATTTAACATCTTGGTTTTTTCCTCATCAACTTCACCGCCCTTCATTACATTGAACTTTTGGCTCAATACCTTTGATTTTCGCTGCATGATAGCCGACTGAACTTGCCCATCCAAAACAATCTGTTGATACATTTGCATCAATAAAAAGCGGTTAGGGTATTTCGGGCTTTCAGCACTTTCAACCGCAATATTGAACTTCTGCGCGTCCTGTCTTACTCTTTGTAATTGCTGCTCAAAATCAATTGTACGCTGAATATTCGCGCTCGGTGGCTGCTTTTTATCAAAGTTAAAAAAGTTGGGCAGTATGTTGTTATACCAAGCCATTATTTGAAAAAGTTATCTTGTTTATCTAAGGACGACCCCCAACGAATTGAATATCCTGTTTGGTCTGTGGTGTTAATATTCAGCACTTCTGCGGTGTCTGTACCTGATGCCCATCGTTCTAATTGATCTAAGGCTTCGCGGTTTCGTTCTATCCTTAAATCAGGTATGTTTCGCGGGTTAATTCGCGCGTGAACGTTGTAAAGTGCCATATCCATTGCCAGCTCGACAAAAAGCGGGTAACGATTATCAATTTGCGCCCAATATGTTGTATTGGTATTGATAATATTGGTCATTGGTGTCCAATAGGTAGCATTATTGGCTAACTTCTCGTTGGTGTTGGCTGTGGCGCAAGTGTAAACATAGCCATTGTCATCGGTTACAATGTTTCCAACGATGTAGGCTTTTGTGTTTTCCCAGCGGTCGAACAATTTAACGCTATAAATAACATTCCCCGTTGCTAAAATCCTGTCCTTTGTGCGGTAATGGGTGGCAGCATTGTACGCGGACATTGGGCCTAATTCGATGTCAACCATGTACCGCTGAACGAGTTTAGTTCTCATCCGCGCAATGGCTTTTTCTTCGGCTGCGTAAAGATTATTGTAATCGGATTCGATTATTTGCAGTAAATCAACTTCCTGAATAATACTTTCGTAATCCGAATCTAAAAGAAATCTTGCCATGTAACAAAAGTACATTGGCAAAGTTTAGGATAATTATTTTGTAACAACTTTTAAAACCTATTTTGACGAACATCTGATTCGCGGCCTGAATATGAAACAGGCTTTAATACTCCCATTTGGAACTTTGTGTATTGGCTAACAAATACCGTTGTAATTAAATACCGCGTTAAATCGACAATATGGCCGTATGGCTGGTAACTTACTTTTGTAATCGGGTCTTTTACCGTTGTTTTGTCAACCTTTCCGTTTTTGTCCTCTTTTGTGTTTTCATAGTCCAATATTGCAACCCTACAATTTTCATCGGCAACAAAACTAATTCCCTGCTCTTCATAGTCTAAAATTGCATTGAAAAAATCCGCACTTGGCCTAACATTTGGGTTTGATTTTGCTACCCTGCGAATTGGCTTAACCTCATCAAGTTCGTTAATCATTAACCTAAACAGGTCGAACCCCTTTTCCTGCTTTACATCGTCCTTTTGACTGGTACTATCTCCACAGATATAAACAAAGCCCGAATGCCTCCATTTTCTTAATTTCGCAAGGATAGCGCGGCCCATTGCCTTAGTGGTGTTGTCGGGGTTTTTTAGCGCAATGCAGTCAATTAGCCTGATTTGGTTTTCATCGCTAATTTGAAATATGCCACAAGGAAAGTAAGGATTAGTATTTTCATCGAACGACAACCAGATAGCAAGATTTGGGTCGTATGTTGTTTTGGAAACGTGCTTTTCACTTTTCCAGCTTTTTAAAAACTCACCGCCAAACACCGTTTTACCCCATTCACCAAGTACGTTCACCCGATAACTATTATAATTCCTGTTTTTTAACTCATTATAAACATCAATTAATGCTTGGTCACGAAATCCATAAGTGCCACACGGACTGCCCGCAATCCAATAATTATCTTCATAGGTGGTTTTAATTAGTATCGTGGACCCATCCGCGCTAATTTTTACAAACGAATACTCGCATGGTAGTTTGTATTCTGTTTCAATCCAATCGTATTTATCAACCAATTGTGTTTTTACCCAGCTATTTTCATCAACAGGATTCCACGCGGCAAATATTTTTTGACCTTTTATACCGCGTAACGACAACTGAAACTGCTCGTATTCACCAATTTCAAAATGGTTCAACTCATCCAAAAACAGGTA